GTAGGTGCTGTGATGTGTCAGCACATTCGGATCCGGAATATCAAAAAAGACCTTTTTTATCCAGTGGTTTTTATTCACCGGATTAAAGGTCAGCCTGATCTGATAAAATTGTCCTTCCGGAAGTTCACCACGCAGACGGTCATCGATGATCTCCAGATCTGCCTGTGTCAGCTCCGTTGCTTCCTCACACCATACATCCGTCAGTTTTCCACGCTGGAAGGTAATGGATTTCAGTTTTTCACGCTGCTTCTCATCATTCATGCCACGGAAAATAATCTGATTGCCGTTTGCCCGGCAGGTCAATTTCAACGGTGACATGTTGACCTGCCAGTACCGGTCCGCCTTATCCCCAAACATCCGGTACACAGCACCAGTCAGCTCGGCAAATGTGCTGTCCCGGTTTGTAATGTCTGATTTCCGGATGCAGACCAGATTCCTGCCTTTGTCTTTCATCAGCCGCAGGATATAATTCTGCGCCGTGTCAACACTCTTTCCTGATCCGGCAGATCCTTTCATGACAATATAGCGTTTTCTGCTTCGGTCTACTTCTTTGAAGCAGGGATTCATCTGGACGTTTATGTTCATCCGGAATCATCCTCTCCATAATCAATATTGATGTTGAGTTCCATGTCAACGTCTGTTTCGATTTTCTCTGTATATAAACCATATCTCTTACCAAGCAGCTCTGCCGCCTTTAACCGGTCCTTTTCAGATGGTTTCTTCTCGATTGCTCTGGCTTCTGAACAGCCATCGCCTGTTCCTTCCACCACAATTTCTGTCGATTGGCTCTCACCACGTAGAACGGAAGTGAGATATTTCAGGACTTCATCCTGATCGGCAATGAGTTGTGCTTCTTTTTCAGCCATTCGTTTTTCTATATATTCACTAATATTAGGTTTTCTTAAGTTTTCAATACCAATAACGGACGCCGTTTTCTTTGAGTATCCTGCCCTGATAGCTGCCTGTGTGGCATTCAAATCAATCAGATACTCATCACAAAACCTTTTCTGTTTTTCAGTCAATGCCACCAGTCTCACCTTCCTATCTCTATCTATGCTTCACTCACGTTTATCATCGCCCTACAGATTACAGTTTCATCCGCAATTTTCAAAAAATATATAACTTTATATATGCCGGGTCTCGCCGGGCAAACTGAAATTCTAAGCACATGACCATCCACATCACAGGTACCTTCTGCCTCACACATATCCATATCGCAATTCCAGAATTCATACTGCGCATCTGTAATCTGAAAGGGTAACTTATCACATGAAGTCACTGTCACATACAATTTTCGTTTCTCACCTTTATACATTCGCAGCGTCTGTGTTTTCTGCAAAATAAGCCGCCCTCCTTTCCAGCCTTTCCTGCTCAATCGAATACTTCTGCAGCTGTGCTTCAATTGTAAAACCAGTCGTCTGTGCTTCAATTGTAAAATCTGCCATCTGTGCTTCAATCGTAAAACCAGTCGTCTGTGCTTCTGATGCGTAATCCAGCATCCGAATTTCATATTGGATGTTCTCAATGTCAACCACATACAAAATAGTCGCAACATAAGCCTGATTTCCTGCATCATCCAACGCATAAAGAGCGACGATATACTCGCCGCTCTCTAAAAATGGGACTGTCACCTTCCAGATATTTCCATCTGTTCGGTCGAAGATGATCTTACTGCTGCCAAGCAAGCCCCATACCTGCGTGGTCATTAGTCTGTTACCTCTACAGAGATAACGAATGTCTTACCACAATCAACCGGGTTCGGTGTGATAGTTGCAGATTTGATAACCGGAGGTGCAGTATCCAGTTTCACTGTTCTGGTTACGGTTGTTGTCTTTCCTGCTTTGTCTTTTGCGACAATGGTGATGGTATTGCTGCCCTCTTTCAGCGTTACATCTTTGCTGAAGGTTCCACTATTAGTAACGGGGATGTGGTCTCCGTTTACAGTAAGTGTAACCGGCTTGCTGGTTGCATCGTCTGTGGTACCTTTAACCGTTACAGTAGATTTATTTGTAATAAATCCTTCGGCCGGTGCAGAGATAGACAATGTCGGAGGAATCGTATCAACAGTAAATGTTACGGATTTCTGCGCAGCTGCATTTCCATCGTAGTCACTCGCAGTTGCCACAACGGTATGTGCTCCATCTGACAGAGCTGATGTTGGTGTGTAGCTGCAAGTGTAGCCGCCTGTCACTGCAGTCTTTGTGATCTTGGATGCATCTACCGCAGTACCGTCAACTTTCAGAGCGATTGTAGACGGATTAACTCCGGAATCATCATCTGTGATCTTCCATGCAATGGCAGGTGTGCTGTTTGCAAGATACTGGCTTGCAGTCGGTGCGGTGATTGTGATCACAGGAACAACTTTCTCTTTTACCTGCAATCTCAGGCTTGCACCCAATGTGCTGTCTGTTGCATCTTTTGTGGTTACGTTTCCAGCATCATCGGTTGCTTTTACCGTTACCGGATAATAATGTCCGGATAAGGTATAACTGGATTTTGACGGAGCTGTAATGGTTGCTTCGTACTTGCCTGTGCTGGTGTTTTTTGTAAGCGTATAAGTCTGGCCATTAATGACCGCCTGTACTGTTTTTACACTCATACTTTCGTCTCCTTTCGCATAATCGTGTGCATAATCATATGGATAATCCAGCCAATACGCTTTCTTTTCCAGCGTAACGCGGATTACATAACTTTTTCCTGCCTGGACCGGGTTCGGACTCAGTTCTGCTTTTGAAATTGTGATCAACCTGCTTCCTGCCATAGTCCTCTCCTCCGGTTATTTTTTTTGTATAATAAAAAGACAGCAGGTAAATCCTGCTGCCCTAGTCAATGTTTGCTACTTATTCTTTTATGAGTTTTGCAATTTCAGCAAATAACTCTGATAATTCTAAACAATCTTGTTTTGTAAGTTCATGAAAAAAATATTCATCACATTCTTCCACTAGCCAAAATTCATTGTTTTTATTCTGTATTGAAAAAACTCTTTCACTATTTATTTTCTCAAGTAAATTTTTATATTTTTCAAATTCGGGATAATCAGATACTTTTTTTACCATAAAAACTCCCTAAACCATATCATAATATTCTTTTACAATATTTAGTATTTCCAACAATGTAATTGCAATATTTTTTCCTTCCAATTCACTTTTATAATTTTTCCGTTGGTTTTCACTTTTTTCACTTATTTTCACTTGTTCTAATGATATCCAGTTATAATGTGTTCCATAATCATATGCATAATCATAAGGATAACCAAACCTTTTCACTTTATGTGCATTTTCAAATGTTATATTATGCTTCAAACAATTATTTGCAAACCGCAATGCTGAAAATAATTTTTTATGCTCCTCTTTTATTTGGGCAATTGGAATACGATCAATGCAATCTGACATCCAATGTATTGCTGTTCCAACAACGAAATAAACATCTTCTGTATCTGCATTTTCTGCCCCTGCTTTAAATATAGCATTCACAGACTTTTCTGCACTATACAATAATAAATTCTTGTTCTCTATCATCTTATGTATCTCCCTGTCATATCAAAATAAACCTACTTTTATAATATTCCATTCCGAACTAATATGCAAACGAAAAAGACATCCGTTTCCAAATGCCTTTTAAGTCGGTTTATTCTCATAGGGGAGAAATCGAGCCGCTGGTTTCCGCCTTTGGCTCAAGTATTATTATATATATGTTTTTTATGCATTTTATGCGTTTTTCAGAATATCATCAATTTTTCTACTGATTCTGCTCTGATCCAAATGCACACTCTTTGCAACCTGCTCCTGTGTCACCGGCTTCCTACCATCGATAAACAGCTTCCGGAAGATACGGTGTGCCAGACTATCCGGTATTGCATCCACAAACTGCTCCACCGCTTTACACTCCTGCTCCAGTGCTTTCTTCCGCTTCAGATCACGATCCTGCAATCGCTCGTATTTCTCCTGGTCAAACCCAACCACACATTGTGGCATCGGATAACCTTTGCTGTAATCAAATATTACATCATTCCCGATCATCGTATCTGACTTCCAGCGGTTCTGCAACGTATAGTCCAGTTCCAGTATCTCCGCTTTATTGCTCCGATACGCTTTCAGTCTTTCCTTTGTCATTTTCTCCAACGGCATCGCCTCCCTTATTCCTCTCCTGCAGCGTTGCCCTGCTACCGCTTTGTTGTATCTGCTGCCATATCAGATATGACAGGCTCCATTCCGGATTACCGCCGACTGCTGCAAGGTAATCAAGAATTGTCAATGATTGCTCAACTCATTCTTTAACTGTTCAACGATTTTATCAATCTCATCGTAGAAATCTTTTTTACAATAACTGCAATCTCCACCACTCTCATTATCGCATTGTGCTGAATGGCAGTCTAAAAAGTACCACATAGCCTTCATCTTTACCTCCACTTCGCTTATCATATTTTCCACATCATAAGCTGTCGACTGCTCTTCCACTGCTTTCATGCAGTTCTGGATAGTATCATATTCCACCTTTGCAATCATCTGGTCTTTAAGACTTCCACCACCTGGTGATGCTGACAATGCACAGTCGTTCAAATGAGCCAATAGCTTATCTGTGTCAATTAACCTCATTCCATTTCATTCCAATCTAATTTCTGCCCGCAGTTCGGGCAATATGCGCAATCACATTCCCGTAATGGAATTGTTTCGCACACTGGGCAGTAGCCTATCATCGTTCCAATTGTCGCATTATATGCGATAGGGGTCACTTTCTTTGCTGTCTGCTTGGAATCTCCATCTATAAACCGTCTGATCTCTGTCACTTCCTGCTGCAACTGTTTATCAGTCTTCTTCATTTTCTTCCACCGCCTTTCCATATCCATCTACTCTCTGCTTCAGCCATTCGTATACCTTCTCCTGCTGCCCCAGATCCATTTCCTTTTTACACTGGATTCTATATTCGTCTGCCAGATATCCAGCCAGTTCATAGGTGCTCAGGCTATCCATATACTCTTTTCTTGTCTCGTATGGTGGTTCTATAATCTCTGCCTCAGTTTTTTCTGCTTCCAGCTTTTCATTTTTCACTTCATAGTCTTCACTGATAGGCTCGTCCATGCCTTCATTTTCCTGTATTTCTTCTGATTTTTGCGCCGGCGCAATTTCTGTTTTTACTGGTTTACTCCAAGGTTTTTCTTCCGGCTCATTTTCTTTTTCAAATAGCTCCGGTTCTTCCTGCTCAACCACATTTTTATCTGCTGTACCAGTCATTTTCTCCTGCGGCTGGCTATACTCCTGCTGCGCTATATCCTCTTCTGCCTTTCTTTTCTCCGGTTCGGCTGACGCGACTTCTTTCAGTTCAACCTGCTCCGGTTGTTCTTCCGGCTCTGTCCTTTCCGGAATTTCTTCCTCGGTACCGAAATAGTTCTGCCAAGTCTTAGGTCCTGCTGCCGACGCTCCGAAGATATCCATCGTCATTTGATAGAATTCTTCCCAAGTCATATCTTGTGGTGGACTGCCAAATCTTTTCACTGATACGCGATTTTCGTACATCATCAGAAAAAAAAGCCCTTTTTTATATGACCGGTTTCCACCTGGATTTACAATTTCCTTGAATCGCTCTGCTGTTGGTTTGCCGAACTCTGTTACTTCACTAAACACCGTATTGAGTACATCCATATGATCCTGATAGAATTTCTCTACCAGCTGTTGAATATCATCGGCTTCTCCTGTCTCCGGCTCAGTCTTGTTAAACCGTTTCAGCTCCCGGATATCCTCTCTGGATGCCTCCGGCTGGATCATCTGCCTGTCGCTGTCCGGAAGTTTCAGCATCTCTTCTAACTGGCTGCGTCCGAGTTCTGCATATTCCGGCCGGAGTCGTTCGGAGTATCCGTCAATCGAATACTCCCTGTTAATGCTCATAAAACGGCTTGTAGTTGATGGTTCCAGTCCATATTCAGCCTTGGCGAATTCTGCCACGCTTTTATAGCCATCCCGCTCATAGAGTTTCTGATCATCAATCTGTCTGAGTGCGTATCCGATTCGGACGAAGCTCTGCTTAACTCCTAAAAGCTCTTGTTTTAATTTCTGTTTTATCTGCACCCAGTCATCCAGTGTCATTTGCACATATTCCATAATTGCCTCCTACATCCAAATTATTGTTTCTTCGTACTCAAAATCTTTCCAAGCCCTGTATGATCTATTGCACACGCAGCTAATAGCATAGTCTTCCAGCTCGTTTTCTTTTTTAAGCCAAGCACAATGATTTCTACAGTGCTCCTTAACCTGTTCTAAAAGTTCTATCTCCCCAGCGGCCTTTATCTCTTCTTTTGCTTTTTCTCTCCAAATCTCCGGGAGAAACGCTCCCATCGGTGTTGCATAGCGTTCTACATATTTGGTGATTGCTTTTGTATTGCCTCTTCGATTTACCGTATATTGCCCTGTCAGCTCCGCTCTTCCAGTATGATATTTGATTCTGTAATCCTCTACCATATCAGCTCCTTACGCTATGTTTGTCACTGGTACTGTGATTCGTACTCGTTTGGCTTTTATGCTCTGTTTGAATCTTTTTAACACCTCACTGATGGTTTCTTTATCTGGCTGTCGGTCGAATGCGGAATAATATTGAATGATCCGGTCATCTTTCATGTTTATTTCCACGGTATAATACGCTTTTTCCAGATCTTCCTTTTTTCGAAGAAACAAGATCCATGTTTCTCCTGCTGCCATTTTCTTCATGTATTGATCACTGCTGCCTACGCAGTGGTGTAACGTCTGTCCCTCTGTCATCAGTTCCTCACAGTTTCCTGCTGGAATGATCATGTACGTTTTATCTTCCCAGAAATATTTCTGCACCTCTGGTAACCGTTCTTGGATTTGCTGATCCAGTTTAGTGTATCCTTTCAACCGTTCTTTGTTTGCGCGCTGATTCCTTAATTCAACCAGCTCATCATGTCTGGCTTTTAAATCCTTTGGCAATCTTACGATATCGTCCTTTGTGTCGTATCCTTCAGCTTTAGCCATCGCTAGATAGTCCGTCCATGTGGTAGTCAGATTCTTTGGAGATATCTTCTGTTTTTTCATGTAATTGACCATTCGGTTTACACTTTTCAGTTCTTTTAAAATATCCTTGCATTCACCGACACTCATTTTTTTATCAGTCAAATACTGTAAGGCTTCCTGAGAAATTTTTATCCCCTTCATCTGCTCATATTGCAGCCAATTTAATGTATATAAGTTGCCGTCTATCTGTTTCATCCGGTTCGTTCTGTTTCCATCCAGCTGCAATGCATCTTTCAGTTTTTTTTCGTGTGTACACATGCAACTTGGTTCGCCCCACCAACCGTATTGGTCTACAATATCTGCTATTAATCTGTACAACCCGGCTTTTGCTATGTATTCGAAATATGGTCTTGCCCGGAATGATGTAATAAATTTGTTGACGTTAAATTTCGTTCCGCTATTGGCCAGTGCGTCAATTCCGCTCCGTTCCAGATTTCCACATGGCAAGACTTCCTGCAGATTGTCAGGATACAGATACGATGGTACAAACCTTTTGTTCTGCTGATTTCTGTCCCAGAAATCCTGTTCGAACTCATCTGCCTCTATTCGTGTTCCGTACCAGACTTTTCCCCAATCTTTGCCTTTAGGGATAATTGCCCGGATTTCCTCAAACATCTGGATTTCTTTTTTCCCTGCGCTCCATCTGCAGATTGTTTTAAACTGACGTTCTACCCACTTTTCTCCATACTGCTGCAATAGGATAACTGGTGCCTTTCTTACTTTCTCCTGTTGTCTGCTATTTGCCGTTACCGGCCGACCGCATTTCGGACAGGTTGTTTTTTCTCCGTGTTTCCATCCTTTCTTTCTCCAACTACTGCATCCACAGGCAGTACAGCTATATGTAGTTCTCTTTTTCTCTTTTTTTACAAAGAGAATGTGCCCCGGAAAAATCTTCTGCTCCAACCAATCCTCTACTTTATCCGGTACGCATGGAATTTCTGCCATCATATCATTAATCCGGTCCACTTTCCGCTCCATTGCTTTTTGCCTGTTCGCTTCATTTATTTCGTCCTCATAAGCACCTATTCTCCATGTATCCAGGAAATCCACCGCTCTCTGTTTATCCTCGATGGATTCCCATGCGATACAATCATCAAAATCGCAATAATAGCTTTTTACCGGTTCCTTTCCCATACACACTCTGGCTGCATTGTTCAGTTTGCAGATGCGCCATGTTCCATTGATCCAAGCATTATAACCATCTTCGTTTGCGAAATACCTGCCTTTCAAAACTCCTTTATGAAACAGACTGATTTCTATCGCCTGCTCTCCATTTACTTCCAGAATCTGACTTACAGCGGTTATTTTGCCCCTTCCCGTATTCCCCGATGTACCACATGGTTCACATTTTAAGAATTTTGCCGCTCTCACTTCTTCTCGCCTCCCATGTAGTAATCCGTGATGATCTGCTTCGCTCTGGCCATCCCAGGAATTCCTAAAGTGACCTTACCGGCAGATACGCCTGCTGCCTTTATGATGTCCTTATCTATGGCCTGCTGATTTTTGAATGACCATGACAGAAGTGCTGCAATGCACCCTTTGAGCGTTTTTCCTTTTTTCCGGATATTGAAAGCCAGTATCTCATTCTCCGCGCACTGACCTCTCAGGTACTCTACCCAGTCCTCCATAATCTCTTTTGGTTTCAGATCTGCCGCTTCTACATCGATCTTTCCCAGTGCCGCCGTCATGGCATCGCACAGCACCGGGATATCGCCAGCCAGATACATGTCCACGTATTCTTTATCGATGCCATTCTCCTTGGCCATAGTTTTGATCGATGCTGTATCGCCCTCATTGAACAGGTTGTCTGCGAGTTCATTGATTTCCCCAAACGAATCCATCTCTCCGAATTTATCAAACATTGTTTATCTCCTCTCTGCCATTCTGACAAGCTTCTTTGTTTGCCACCCAACTGATCAGAGCTTCTGTTGCCACACAGTAGCACTGCGTCTCCGATTCATTCTCTACTTTGATGATCATTCGTTTCTTGATTCCGCTACCCTGCCAGATGTGAATCCGGCAATCATCAAAAACGGATGCGTGGGCCGACATCGTCAGTCCATATTTTCGGCGCACCGCATCATATTCCTCATAGAATCGTTGTAACGCCTGTCTGCATTCAGCTTCGTTTTCCACGTCATATTCCATCTGTCTATATCTCCTGTCCTTATCTTCTTACCAGTTCGCCGCTTTTAGCCATGTGTGCCAGCTCATTCATTGAAAATGATTCCACATAGCTTGTGTGATCACCGAACATGTTCACAAAATGCAGCCGGAATCTGACGAACCTTTCATGCTCCGGGATATGCTCCACTACGGCATTTATCCACTTTTTATCCTTTAACTCTAAGGCTCCTGTTTTATAAATTCTATATCTCTGTCCTACCTTGAACATTGTGTCTCCTTTCAAAATGGCAGTTCTCCCAGGTTGATATCCAGGAACTCTATACTGCCCTCTTCGTGTTCTTCAGTGCTCTCCTGCTTCCATTTTCCAGAAAGTTCTTCGCACATCCAGTCCCGGCCAAACTCCTGCATGTATTTTTCGTGGGAATATTTGTGTTCGAATGCCTGCTGCCCGATCTGGCACAGGAAGATCCGCACGTCCCGGTTAGAATGAACTGCATCTGGTCCATATTCGTGGTGCGCCACACATAGATATATCCACAGGCCGTAACGCTCTGATTTCTTACGATTCGCGGTTCCAAACATAATGTGGTGTCTGTGCAGCCCTGTAGATGGCAGTTCTCCGTAATATCCCTGTTCACCAGCCAGGTATCTGCAGATATAGCACTCTTTCTCCCGTTGTACGATGCTTTTACTCATCAGCTAAACGGCAGCTCCTCTTCCAGCCCATCCGGGATTTCCATAAATCCGTCCTCTCTGGCCATTGGAGCCGGATTCTGCTGCGTGTTCTGTCCTGCTGCTTTGCTCTCCGCGAACTCCTGCTCCTCAACAACTACGTCCGTGGTGTAAACTTTCTGTCCATCACGGTTGGTATAGCTGCCTGTCTGAATTCTGCCTGTGAGGGCAATCTTGGTTCCCTTGCGCAGATATTTTTCTGTAAACTCTGCCTGGTGGCCAAATGCTACACAGCTGATAAAGTCAGCCTTTTGTTCCCCATCACGGTTGAATCTCCTGTTTACTGCCAGCGAATAACGTGCAATGCATGTCTGCTCCTGCGCGGAGTTCGACTGTGTGTACCGAATATCCGGATCTCTGGTCAACCTCCCCATTAAAATGACTTTATTCATGTTTCTTTTTCTCCTTTCAAATGCTCGCAAACGTTGATTTTTATCTTACGGACAGGCTTTTACTGTCCTTTGATTTCTTTGTATTGCCCTATTTCAAGATCTGTCTTTTTCATTTCATTTTGCATCCAGGCAGTATACGGACTTTTACATGTATATTTCACTTGCAGGTTATGAATTTTCGTCTGCTGCTCAATCTGTTCCCACAAATCCCTGTTCTTAATCTCTTTTCCATCAGATCTTGTCCATCCATCCGTTTTCCATTCCTGCATCCATCCAAGCATCAAGGCAGACTCCAGATAACGCAGATCTGTGTGGATCACTACACCGCATCCAGGTTTAAGGTGCCCCAGTGCCCGGATCACCGCCGACAATACCAGACGGTTTCCGGAAGCTTCTATGCATCCAATTTCTGACTTGGTGTAAGTATTACCTGCAGGCGAGATGTATTCCAGTACATAACAAAAACTGGCTTTCCCCGGTTTGATCCGTTTACTGGATACTTCTATGTACAGGTCTACTCCCATCATTCTCGCTTCACTCCTCTTCTTACTTTTTCCGGTATCAACCTAATCATTGTGTATCTGCGGTATTTATATCCCGTAACCGGATTGATGCCTTCATGGATCCGTGCTATGTAGTAACCTTTTTTCGGCTTCGGCTCAGCTTTCCATCTATGCAGCTTGTCCACCTTCGGCTCTGGTAGCGGCATGTTCCGGCTAGTGTTGTAGTTTGCTTCTGCTATTCTTGGTTTTCCACGTGTGCCATCTATCTTTTTTTCGGTGGTGTGCTCATCTTTCGTCATGTAGTTGGCTAACTTTGTGAAATCCTCATCATAGTATTTGCTATGTTTGATTTCTATGGACCAGGTGCCACCCTTCGTCCATGCTTTCTGTATGATGCTGACCGTATCCCCGATCTCATTGATTACCAGATGGATATGCCAGGCTCCCTTTGTTCCTTTTTCGATGTTCCGGATCCAGAACGCCTCATAACCACGTTTCTTGTATTCACGTCGCACATACCGCATTGCCTTCTTGAAATCTTTCAGTGCATCCTGCATGGTCGGTGGTCTATTTTCTACCTCATAGGTCCATGTGGCCAAAATATCTCCTGTCTTGAAATATGCTAGCATCTTCTGCCTGCACCGCTTCGCTTTATTCTGTGCATTGACCATGCGAATCTGTTCCTGTGTCGGCTTGACTCTCTTCTGCCGTTTCTCGCCGGGTGCCCCATACCTGCCATCATGGAACTCTTCTACATCGATTATGTCTCCCTTCTGGAAGTTGTATTTTTTTCTCTTGATCATAGCTGTTTGTCCCAACTTTAATATCTTTATCGAGTCTGAATACCGGCTTTAAACCGGTTGTAACTCTGAAATATTCCGAAAAAAGGTTTTTTAATGTCCGGACAGGAAAACCTGGCCGGACTATATGATTCCACCGCCCTGCAGTCGGACGTTTGTGTATATTTATAATCAAAGTAAGAAGGTGTCTACTGCAGTTAACTATCAATAATTATTTGAGGGGTTTGGGGTTCAAACGTCCGACTGCAGGACGGTGGAATATTCTTTTTTTATCAACACATAGTGGAATAGAACCCCATCTGCTGAAACGTCACTTCGCCATAGGTCACAGTGCGCCAGTAGCAAGCTCTTCCACAGCGAATTTTTACCGGAAGATGCAGCGCCGCAGCTATCACCTCAATTCCCTTGCTGATGTCTACGTGTTCATATATATGCAGCTGTCCTTTTCCTGTAAATCCGCTGATCCGCTCCATTCCATTAGCGATCCGGTTGCACTGCTCTTCTATGTACTTTAACTTTGCTTTTTCCATTTGCATTTTCATCTCCTGTCTGTTATACTCCAGACATAGGTTTTATTACCTATGTCATTGGTTTAGAGCGTGTGATTGTCGAAGGTGACACGCTCTTTTATTTTGTTCAGAATTATTCCTGCACCGGCAATCGCCAGTCCAATAGCTGTGATCTTCACCGCCAGAACGAATCCGGCTTGTCCCTCACTAGACAGCCCCATCATTCCGATGGAGGCTATTCCAAGTCCTGTGGCGCACAGCCCAAATGCAATCTTATTTTTCATCTTCTGTATCCTCCAGATTAATTTCTTCTACTACCGAAACCATCATTAATCCAAGCACTGCAACGCCTCCTGCCAACAACACCAGGATTGCATTTATTACCGTGTGTGGTCTGCCAAAATACAGAAACACGAACACGGATGCTGCCACTATCGATGTGATGATTCCGGCAATTTTTAATTTGCTCATTGTGCTCCCTCCAGTGTTTTCATTAGTTGCCGGCGGTAGATAATGAACGAGTCTTTCTTTCCACCTTTTTGCTTTGGAATACAAACTCCAAACTTCCATACACCGGCTCTAATATGCTGTCTTACTTTTTCTGGTGAACAGCCAAGTAAACGTGCTGCCTCAGATGCACTCATGAGTTCATGAGGCTCCATGTATCTCACCTTCCTCTCATAGAAGATATGTGTTTGTAGGTTGTCTGGTTACGGTTCCTAATTGCTTTTTCTGCCGTTTTTTCCTATACTTTGATATGTAGACTCCCGCCAGAATCGAATATCAAAGAAAGGATTTGCTATTATGTCTCACATTTTTACAAAAGAAAATATAACTTTCGCATTATCAATTTTTGGAAGCTTAGGAACTTTATTCACATTAATTCATACATTTTTAATTAACAGAAAGCAGCTTCAAATGCGTGTAAATGGTCATGTATTTGGTGACGTAAAAAAAATGATTGTTCTTTATGTCTCATTCGCAAATAAATCCAGGCTTCCTATATCCGTTACAGATATCTGTATTAAAATAGACGATACATACTATCCTTGCTTACAGCCTCCAATTATTGCTTACGAAGAAACAAAAAAAGTAAACGGTGCAGTTGTTTCGCATAGAGCAATCTCTTCTCTTTCCATACCAATTAACATTTCTTCTCTCAGTGGAACTTCCGGATATATTTGTTTCGAATTTCCCGAAGTTTCTTTCCCATCCAATGCCACTGAATTGACTTTTTCAGTATCATCCAATCGCGGCAAGGTATTTGAAAAGAAACTTCCACTAGGCCGTCCGCTTCACTGACGTATTTTCTTTCAGTCTCTATAATTTCTCCAATCGGGCTATGATCCGCTCTGATAGCCTCTGTGTCACCAGCACTCAGGCTATCTTTTTCTGTTATAAATTTAATAACTGACTTTACCATACCTGCTGTTGCATCCAACACACCTTTGTTTACTGACACTTCGTTATTTGTTCTCGCCATCGCTCTCCCCTCCTCTCTACGCATTCCTCTCTGCTGGATCTTCTTCTGTTTTAAATAGCTTCCTATGTACTCCATAAAACACTGAGCAAATATGCATTCAATGACATCCCTCTTTTTTTGGCTTCCAACTTTAATTTCTCATACAGCTTTTCCGGAAGCCGTATTGTTGTCTGTATCATCTCATCACCTCTTTCTGGTATCAAAATGATAGCAAAATAATAGAGGTTTGTCAAGAACATTCGTACTTAATATTTGTTTACGGTTTTGTCGTAATCCAACGGTAAAAAAATAAGTCGATTATATGGGAAACCATACACATCTTCTATTTTTCGTAAAACTGGAATATCCGGATACGATTTTCCGCGCTCATAATTTCCGAGCGTGTCTACACTTACTCCGATAAGTGCTGCAGCTTCAGCTTGTGTATATCCTTTCAATTCTCTTGCCTGTTTTAAAGTTGGAGTATACTCACTCACTTTCCATTCACCTCGTTTCTTTCCCCCCGTATAGCCGATAGGACAGCTATATATACCTATTTCGATTTAATCATCTTCACAAGAAGTACTATCAGTATAATATCAATCACAATCTGCACAATATTAATTGCAATTCCAACCATTTTGCCACCACCTTTCAAATTTATTTCAGTATCTATCTTGACAATGCGCCATTTAAAAGGTATTTTTTTCTAAGAGGGAGATTTCTCTCCCTCTATTCTTTTTATTTAATCAGTTTGCTGATCAGATCAATGATATGATCTATCAAACTGATTACGGCTGTGACAAGCGCGATAGTTGCGATATCGCGTTTGTCTTTTTTATTACCCTTTTTCTGGCTCATTGTATTCACCTCCCTCTCATTTGATGATTTAAGTATATTACGTTTTAACCGTAATGTCAACGGTTTTTTCGTAATTTTCCCGTTTTTTCTTGATTTTTTTACGATTTTATAATACACTTATATTATGAAAGAAGAGGTGATCTAAATGAGTAGTCTTGGAAATAAAGAAATAATGGCAAAAAATATTCTGTATTATATGGATAAACATCAAAAAACTAGAAATGATATGTGTGATGCTCTTGGAGTAAAATACACAACTTTTACAGACTGGGTCAAAGGCAACTCATATCCACGTATTGATAAAATTGAACTCATGGCAAATTATTTTGGCATTACAAAAGCCGATTTAGTTGAAGAACGCAACAACATTCCTCAGGTGCATAAAAAAGGAGTTACTATAAATATATACGGTCGTGTAGCTGCTGGCATACCGATTGAAATGATCGAAGATATTGTTGATACAGAAGAAATCTCTGAGGATATGGCAAAAACTGGCGAATACTTTGGTTTGATTATAAAAGGGAATTCCATGGTTCCAAATATCTGTGATGGCGACATAGTAATCATTCGATGCCAGGAAGATGCCGAAAATGGTGATACCGTTATTGCTACTGTCAATGGAAATGACGCAACATGCAAGAGACTTCGGAAATATAAAGATGGTATTGAACTGATTTCAAATAACCCATCTTATGATCCAATGTACTTCTCTAATCAAGATGTAGCAGAAAAACCTGTGAAGATTCTGGGAAAAGTTGTGGAGCTTCGCAGAAAGCTATAATACTATATCATTTATTTTATTCCATCGTTGATTGTCATGAACGAACCGGCAATTATGAAATTTAAATAACCATAATTTTTATGCTTTATATACTACTAATGACAATTTATGGTAATTTGCTACGGCATTTTATAAATATTTTTTACAAAGGAGATTTTTACTATGATTGATTTCAAAAACGGAAGCTTTATCAAGCTGAAAGACACAAAAAAATTCCACAATGAAAGCCTAATCAAGCCACTTTTTGTCCCTGGCGAGGAATTTCTCGGTGAGTACCAGGCAATCAGAGATTTTGTTATCTTTACAAACAAGAGAGTAATTGCTGTCAATGTTCAGGGCATGACCGGAAAGAAAAAAGATTTTACTACGCTTCCATATTCAAAGATCCAGGCATTTTCTATTGAGACAGCCGGTGTGATTGATCTTGATAGCGAGTTGGAACTCTATTTCAGCAGTCTTGGAAAAGTTAAATTTGAATTTACTGGATCCAGCAATATTGTTGAAATTGGAAGAACTATTTCACAGTTTATTCTGTAATTTTTTAATACATAGGAGAATTGTTATGAAAAGAAAAATTGTAGCACTGTTGTTAGTTGGAACATTTTTATTTTCTGGTTGCGGATCTGCTGCTCAACAGAATTCATCCGCACCAAAAGAAGAATCTGTAAAGCAAGTGGAAGATACATCTGCTTCCGATGAAGCATCTGACATTTCTTCCATTGGTGATGTCGATGTTGATAAAGGTGTGTTTGACGTTACCGTGACTGTTCCTGCTGAATATGTCGGAGAAACAACACAGGAAGAACTTGACGCTTCTGCCAAAGAAAGTGGATATAAAGTCACACTCAACGAGGATGGCAGCGCAACTTATGTAATGACTAAAAAGCAACACAAACAGCTCATGGAAAAATGTGCTGACAACATCAACAGCTTCCTTTCAGAAATGGTCGGATCTGAGGACTATCCAAACATTACCGATGTTACCGCCAATTCAGATTTTACCAGCTACACAATTACAACCACTAATTCCGAACCGGATTTGAGTGAAACAGTGGCTGTTATGAGCCTTTATATGATGTCTGGAATGTACTATGCATTCAATGGAACATCTATTGACAATGTACATGTTGACTTTGTAAATGCAGATTCTGGAGAAGTGATTTCCTCTTCTGATTCTTCAGATCTGGCAAGTGATTCAGAATAATTCACTCCCCTGCTCCATGTGGGCAGGGGAAGCAATAAAACCTTGCAAATAACTCTATTTGTGTTTATTTTGTAAAATTTCTGTTAATTTTTAACGATATGTATTGATTTTTCAACTTATTGCATATATTATAATACATGTAGCAGAGGTTACATGTTAATAGTGCTCTAGGTTGTACGTCTCTCAGTATATGGGAATGACCGAACCCTAGAGCTTTTTTAGTATCTGGAGGATTACATATATGAGTTCACGACATTCACAGCAACATTTGAAAACAGCAATTTTGGTTGATGGCGGTTTTTACAGACGACGCGCACAAGCAGTCTTTGGTGATACCACAGCAGAAGAACGTGCCATAGAATTGGCAAACTACTGTAAACGTCACTTAAATTCTCATGGTGAAAACAATGATTTGTATAGAATCTTTTACTACGATTGTGCTCCATCCAATAAACGTATCTATCACCCGTTTTTAAAACAACAGGTTGATTTAGGCAAAACAGACTTGTATGAATGGACTATACGCTTTTTTAACGAATTAAAAAAGAAAAGGAAATTTGCTATTCGATTAGGAAAATTAGCTGAAGAACAAGCTCATTATACTATTCGCCCGCAAACAGTAAAGAAGCTATGTAATGGAAGCATCCAGTTTTCAGATTTGCAAGAAAATGATTTCTGTCTTGAAATCGATCAAAAAGGTGTAGATATGAAAATAGGTTTAGATATTGCATCTATGGCATATAAGCATCAAGTAGATCAAATTGTTCTTATATCTGGAGATAGTGATTTTGTTTCTGCTGCCAAACTTGCACGAAGAGAAGGAATTGACTTTATTCTCGATCCATTAGGTGCTCCAATAAAACCAGATCTCTTCGAACACATTGACGGACTTCGTACATGCAATAAATCTTACACCACACATACTCATAAATAGAAAAACCGGCTCCTGCTGCAACAGGAACCGGTAAACGCCCCATCCGCACAGCGGACACTAACTAGGACGATTTTACTATAACACCTCCGGAGATGCTACAGCTTCAGACCAAAAATATTGTATCATCTTCGGAACAGCTTCGCAAGCGGAACACCCGTTCTTTGCTGGCTGTTATTTTTATACCCATTTTTAACCATTTTCACGAAAGAAGGTGATGTATATGCCAAAAAGGAAAAAATACCCAAAGATTCCTAATGGCTACTAACGGCTCCATCAAATATCTTGGCAAAGGGCGGCGCAATCCTTATGCAGTCCATCCGCCTACCACGGAATTTACGCTGAACGGTGTCCCAAAAACTCCAAAAGCAATCTGTTATGTTTCCGACTGGATGGTTGGCTTTGCGGTGTTGACTGCTTACCGAGCCGGTACTTATTATCCAGGGTACGAAAAAACGGTTGCCGCGACTGCAGATATTTCCGGCAGCAAGCTGATCCAATCTATCCTGGCGGACTACAATCTTACAAAAGCATCTGACGAGAAGCTGGAAGCTGCCAAAAAGACCTTTTCCGATGTGTATGAGGAATTCTATCAGTGGAAATATGAGCGTGATCAGAGCCGGAAGTTATCTGAATCGTCAAAAAATTCCACCCGGGCTGCATATAAAAACTGTTCTGCCATACACGATAAAGTATTTGCCGATCTGCGCCATCAGGATCTGCAAAACATCATTGATTCCTGCCCGTTGAAACATGCCAGCAAAGAACTGATCGTGTCTCTGATGCATCAGATGTACGCTTACGCTGAAATTTATGAATTGTGTGATAAAGATTACTCTGTACATGTGCGAATCAATACAGAGGACGATGACGAGCACGGAGTGCCGTTTACAGATGATGAGATGAAAATTCTCTGGGAAAATAAAGAAAATGATGTAATCCAGATGCTGCTGATCATGTGTTACAGCGGTTTCCGGATTACAGAATATTCCAAAATAGCAATCAATTTGGACGATAAAAGTTTTCACGGCGGTATTAAGACACGTTCCAGTAAGATCCGGACTGTACCGATCTATTCCGGAATTTATAATATGGTTGCAGATCGTTGCGAGAAATACGGAATCCAAAATATACTTGGCTGTCAAACACAGAAGTTCCGGAAAGATATGAACGCTGCCCTGTCTGACCTTGGCATTGCCATTGCTCCAACAGGTGAAAAGCATACCCCGCATGACTGCCGGCATACCTTCTCTTCCTTATGTGAAAAATATGAAGTAAAGGAGAACGACCGGAAACGAATGCTCGGCCACAGCTTTGGTGGAGATGTTACAAACGATGTCTACGGACACCGTACTCTGGAAGACCTCCGGAGTGAAATTGAGAAGATAAAGATTTGTTACTAACGTGTTACTAACCGTTTGCGTTTATTTGCATTTTTTCATGTTTATCCATAATCAAAAAGAAGTGCCACAATGCCCGTAAAATAAGGCTTTGTGGCACTTTTTCTTTGATTTATAAGGGATGCCCGAAAACGCACAAAATTAAGATACCCTTAATTTTTATTCTTTTGCAAACCCAGTAATTACGCCGTTTCTGTAAAAAGTTTGTTACTAACTTGTTACTAACCGTTTATGTTCATTCTTTATTATATGTGGCTATATTATATCGCATATGTGGCTATATTATACCGCGACCTGTCCTTTTACAATCTTACAGGTCACTTCTCCGGAATAATCAAAGTCGACTTTTCCATCGCGTACGAACCACACGCCCTGATCATTTTTTGCCAGTCCGGTATAATTGAAGTCTACTGCGCCTTCCCGCAGGTAGAACCATCCATTTTCATTTTTTGCCAAACCAGTATAATCAAAGTTTACTTTTCCATTTTCAATTCTCCACCAGCCATTTTCATTCTGGGCGATTCCTGTGTAGTTAAAATCAACAGCTCCGTTGGTTATCTTCCACCAGCCATACTCATTCTGAGCTACGGTATTTGCCCCGAAATCAACCGCACCGTTCCGGACATACCACCAACCGTTCACATTTTGTGCAAGCCCGGTGTAATCTGCCGCCACCAGATTGTTTCTGTAATAGTACCAGTTTCCGTCAGCTGCCGCCTGATCAGCAAGTCCGTCCGGAATACTTGGTTGCGTTAGTCTACCGTGAAACTCCTGCTCCCAGAGTGCATCATCCACCCAGTAGGACGGGCATGGCTTTCCGTTGACGTCGTAGTGTCGGATTACACGATCAACCGGGATGTTGTATTTGCTCATCAGCCCTTTTATAAGATCCAGCGCGTTATTGATCGTCGCTTCTGTTGCTTTTACGGTTCCATTTTTTATCGTGTCGCACAGCTCCACGTTCAGCGTGTTTGCATTTTTGGCAATTCCATATAGCCGGCCGCCACCGTTGTTGTACTTGCTTCCACCAACAGCCCATGCCACACGATCATCGGGAACCGAATGCACCACAGTCGTATCATCCACGAAGTAGTGCGCTGATGCCTTCCTGTTTTCACCTCGAAAATATTTACCGTTATTTTCTGCTGTGTCTCCATCATTACTGGTAAAATGCACTGCGATATATCTGATACTGTGCAATGCTCTATGCGCTCCATAGTTGGTTGCAGAAGCCCATATTTCCTTCGTGTTGTATGCCATTACTCATTACCTTCTTTCTTTTCGATATACTGTTTGAACAGCTGATGCAGTCCTGTGGATGCCAGACCGCTGAATAATCCGCTCAAGATCACAGCAGGGGAAACATTCCATCCGCTGATCCAGATAGAAAGGATCACTCCCAGCAGTGCACAGACTGTCGGAATGTATTTGTTATCCACGTCTTTTACCCATTTTTTGATCACATAGCCAACACACAGGCAAATCCCTACGATTACCGGAATCATAAAATCCGCTAAAAATCCTAAATCTGTCATTTTACTGTCCTTTCTTTTTTAAATGCAATTCTTCAATTTCCTGTTTCATTTTTGTCACCATTCCATTCCCACCTAATTTATGATACGCATCATACATCTCATTGAAATTTTCGTAAGCGTAAGATGGAATTTCTCCAAGCCGCATATATTTATCATGATATTCAATCAGCTGTACACGCAGAAGCAGCATGGTTCCCTTGCTGTTTGCATCCCTGTCCCTTTTCTGTTTTTTCAGCAACCATACTATGTAACCCATCAATGCCGTTAGTATGATCGGGAGGGCTACAAGGTATGTCTGCAGTAGCAAATCATTCACTTTTTTCATCACTCCCCTCAACCTACGCTATCGGCTCATCAATCGCAATCATCGGATCAGCACCTTTATTCTCATGCCACTACACTCCCCGCTACGGCATAGGCCATGTTGATCACCAGCATGGTTGCTGCTGAATTCTGCCCATACAAATACAGCAGTCCGTTAGAGATCATGAAAGCTGTAGGTACCGCATTCAGCCAGCCATCTCCGCATACCATGCCTGTCCCATATACTGTGCTGTTCGGTCTGTATCCTTCCGGAATCGTGCCGGCAGTCCACCACGTTCCTGCATTGGCTCCGATAGCACCCGTGTGCATATACACAGACAGCGAAACCATCCCGTCCGCCGTTTTAGTGATTATATTGGATTCACATTGAAATTCTGTTAATAACTTTGCCGTACTAATCTTTCCTACATCGTCCATCCGTTTCGACAACATCTCGATTGTCGGCGACACGGAAAACAGCTTCGTCACGCTTGTAATCGTCAGACCGCTCAGCGATACCCGGTACAACGGGAAATCATCCTGCGTTGCTCCGGACAGAATGTTTCCGTTGACATAACTCGGAACACCCGCCTGAATGGATGAACTGGCTTTCCCTTTAATCACCACAAGTTCCGCCGATTCTACCTGTAAACTGGTATTTTTTTTATAACGCATCACTATTAAATCACTCCGGTACATCTTCTGCGTACCATTCTGAATGGTCACTTCCTCATAACTGTTCACCGGGATACGCATGTGCCGTCCCTGGTTGACCAGCTCACCGGATTTAATCTTGATCAGGTTATTTGATACAATCTCCGCTGCGAACTGATTGCCGCCGGCCAGGACGTATTTCCCTGTTCCAATCACTCCGGCATGTAATGCTCCGGCTGCTTCCGCTGTCACATGTTCTTTTCCGGTGTGCCCTGTAATAATTTCCACTGCCATTTCATCACGCTCCTATTCTCCAATTTGGCATTCTACACTGATGCCACTGCTGTTGACTTTCAGTATCTTTTTCACGATGTCTCGTTTTATCGTAACTCCGGTAATTGTCTCCCGTGCTCCCACGATATCACCGACATCATACTCTGTATTATTTTCAAAATCTGTTTCCAACGTATTTGCTGCCGCCCAAGTTTCCTGCAGTCGCTGTGTACCGCCGGTAATCAACTCTTCCTCTGATTCCACGTTGGAATAGTCGTAAGTCTCTGTCACTTCATCCACGCCGAAAAACGTCTGTGTTTCTGATATATTTCCCCGCGCATCCATGTACAGATGCCGGACCATCCGCTCACTGAGGTCTCCTTTTCCCAGGCAGATCAGATGATTTACCGGCCGTTCATTGCTGCCGATTTGAAAATTCATCTGGTCAGAATCCCACTCTTCATCCTGGCTATAATCCACCAAAGCTACCGCAGACAAATGCACCTTTCCTTCACGATAATACATGACCAGTTTTGCGCCGGCGCATTTTAACATTTTCCGCATGCCTGTGTATGCATCAATATAACGATCCATCTGATATGAAGTGATTGTAATGCCTGCTTTCTCGCTGGGTGTCTCAAACAGATCTCCAGCTCCAATGCGCTGTATCAGAAATCCCAACACCTCATTGGCGTCTCCGGATAACACCAGATAATCCTGCCCGTCATCCGGACACACTATCTTCTTGGACAGTATCCCCTGCCAGGTCCTTCCGGAATAGGTAACCGTCTCTTTTCCAGTATCCACGCAAACACCATCGATCCGACCACCGTACTCCGTATATTTCACATGCCCGGCCACCACATCCTGCATTGCCAGGTACTCGCCGGTTCTGCAACAATAATCTGAAATTACCATAACGCACTCAAAATTGTTTTCATCTGATCCGAAAGCCAGATCCAGTTCGTATCTTTCAAGTGTTCCAAGCATCACATGATTAGCATCTGCATGTATTAACTCCATTTTGGCTCAGACCTCCTCTCGTACAGGGTGATGTCAAACCCGAACAATCCGCTCCAGAATACGGAATGACTTCCGGAAGCAATCTTCTGAAACACATACCAGTCTCTGTCCTGCAGGTTGTACTGATTGACCTGTTCGCCGTCGTTTTTGACTTTATAAATCTTCTTTGTCAGCGAATTAATGACGAGATATTCCCCGGTCTCCAGCTGGCAGTTCACATGGTACTTGTGGCTGCCGATCAGAATCTCCGGATTTTCACAGGGGCCATAAACTACCATTTCAAAATCTGCATCCGAGATAGCTTCGTTCAACAGGATCCGGCTGGACATCCCGTTGTAATAGTCAAACGGATAATCGTGTGGATAGTCCATGTTATTTCCACTGTCAGATGTTTCCTGTGGCTGGAAAATGTACTTTGATTCCCTTACCCAGTACGGGCGGTCTGTTGAAACTTCCAGCGATACCCGCATATATCCTTTGTGAATCAAATAATCCATCTTCTTTGAAGCGGTAATGTAACACTGCAGATAATAATCACCGATCACAATCCTTCCATACTTCATAGCCAATACATCTTTTTCTGTGCACTCAAACAGGGCATTTCTGATTGCTGTACCGTCCGTTTCGGAATCGCATTGAATAATCGTGGGGATTGTCCTAGTTACAATCCCCTTGTTGAAACCGGTTATCTTATTACTTTTTGATGTGATACTCCATGCAAAATCATGAAGGTCATTTTCATTTGCAAAAATATTCCTTTTTCCAAACAAAAGTTCTTCATTCATATGATTTTTATAAATAAATTCTTCCAGCATATTACCGTACCTCATTTACTAACCGTGCAAAATCTCTTCGATTTATCGCAATACTTGCCCCTTCCAGTGCCTTCCGCAGATTTCCGCCCATATTCTCATCAATGGCAAGAATTGCGTCAAGTATTTTGGAAAGGATTGTGATCATGCCTTCATTCTGTTCCGCCACCGCTTCTGAAATCATCATTTTCAACTTGTAAGCACCACTCACAACTTCATCACCGGCCTCGCCTCCAGCCATGATCTGTCCGTCATTATTAATTCCAAACGCAGTCGGTTTTGTCATTAAAATCGGATCATTCATTGCCTTTTTATACCAGTCAATGCTAAAATGCGGTACCGATGGCGGATTCAAACTGAACTCACCTTCAATCTTCGGATGTGGCATCTTCAGCTTCGGTAAAGACCATTCGAAATTGAAAAAACCTTTGATCTTATCAATGGCATTTTTTACCACATTCTTTATCGTCTCAAAAATACTGGAAAATTTGTCTTTGATCGCCCCCAGATTATTCGATACAATTTCCTTGGCGCCGTTCAGACCGTTTGATACGTGATTTTTTACAGTATCGATTGCATTTTTGACCGTTGTCTTGATTGCATCCCAGGCCGCCGTGAACACTCCCTTAATGGCACCCATGACCGTCATAATAACCAACTTGATGGCATCCCACACGGTTGTGATCACTGACTCGATTGCATCCAGGACTGTCGAGATTGCCGCTTTAATCACATCCCATACGGTTGTGATCACAGTCTGGATCACTCCCAGTATGGTTGTGATCGTAGTTGTTATTCCATCCCACACGGTCTGTACAACATTTTTTATTGTCTCAAGAATTGGTGTCAGAAAATCCACGATTGCATTCCATACCGTTTCAATTATGGTCTGTATAATCGTCAATGCTGTTGTGATGGTTGTCGAAATGAAATCCCATGCTGTCTGAAACAGTCCACTTATCGTCTGAAGGATTGGTTCAAAGAAACCTACAATGGCATTCCATACCGTTTCAATCACTGATTTGATGGTATCCAGCGCACTTATCACAGCATTTTTGATAAACTCCCATGCCGCAATAATGTATTCCTTACAATTCTCCCAGATAAGCTGAAACGGAATGGTAATGATCTGGAAAGCAGCTGACATCAGTTCACCGATGAATAAAAGTGCAAATTTTACTACATTTTTGATGCCTTCCCACACCGTTGAAATAAAATCTTTGATACCGTTGAAGATATTCTCAGCTGTTTCCTTGACAACGTTAAATCCACTTTCAACTTTTTCTTTGATTTCCTCTACCTTTTCAACAATCGCTGACCGGATCTTTTCCCAGATTTCTTTGACATGTTTCCAAAGTTCAGACAGTTTTTCCTTGATCTTGTCCCAGTTCTTATACAGCAGGATTCCTACTGCAATCGCCGCTCCAATCGCAATGATGATGAGACCAATCGGTGATGTAAGAAATGTAAATGCTGCGCCAAGAGCCGTGGTTGCTCCGGTAGCTACCGTGCATACACCGGACCAAATGGTGGTTGCCGCACTCATGATGCCTTCCGCTACGGATCCGGCAATCAGCAATCCATTTGCGACTCCCATAGTTGCATTCAGGGCAATCTGACTGGCATTTGCCGCAATGATCAGCCCAGTGATCGTTCCTGCCGCCACTGCCAGTAATTCCAATGCAGTCTTATTTTCGCTGCACCACTGTTTCATGTCCTTAAATCCCTGAATGATATTTTCGATAAAGTCACTCAGGACATTGATACTGTCAGCAGCCACCTCAAGCGCACCAACAACCAGATCCAATGCTGTATCCAACAAATTCGATGCATCTTCCGCTGCCTTACCGCTGGATACATATTCATCTATTTTCTCTTTGATTGGTGCGAGAGCTGTTGCCAGATGATCAAAGGCATCCTTTATCTTGTCAACGGCCGGCTGAAGGTGCTCTCTTAATGTTTCAAATCCGCTTACAGCCCGGTCGATAAAATCCATAAGCTTTGGTGTTGCCGTTTCTGACAGCCAGGATGCTGCATTCCGGATTGCATTTCCGATAGGTTCCTCAAATTTCTCTCCCAGATTGATTTTGAACCCTTCCCATGCAGATGACATACTTCTGATGGCTCCTCCAAGACCAGCCTCCATATTAGAAGCCATGTCATTGGCCGCTCCGGTACAGTTATTCAGCTTTTCCTGAAGATCTGTATATGCGCCGGATCCCTGATTCAAAATGGCCAGCAAACCTTTCTGAGCTTCTGCACCGGCCACCGTTGATGCAAGAGCGGCTTTCTGTTCCACATCCATGCCCTCTGTCGCATCACACAGGTCTTTGATAACATCTCCCAAGCTGCGTGCTGTACCATCCTGGTTATAAAATTCAACTCCCAGTGCTTTAATTGCATCTCGTGCACCACTGGTATTGGTTCCAAGACGAGTGATGATACTGGATAACGAAGTACCTGCCATGGAGCCTTTTACTCCGGCATTCGCCATCGTTCCCAAGGCAGCCGATACATCTTCCAGAGAATACTTATAGGTACCTGCCAGTGAAGAAACATAGGTAAATGCTTCTCCCAGATCACCGACTGTGGTATTTGACTTTGCCTGGACCGTAGCCAGTACATCCGCATATCGACTTGCATCCGATGCGCTGTCTCCAAATCCCGTCATGGAATCGGTCAGAATATCTGTAACCGTAGCCAGATCTTCACCGGATACAGATGCCAGAGAAAGCATTCCGGATGTCGATTCCAGAATTTCATTTGTATCAAAACCTGCCAAAGCCATGTAACCCATTGCATCTGAAACATCTTTAGCCGTCCAAGCCGTTGTGGAGCCATAATTTAAGGCTGCATCAGACAACTTCTGGTATTCATCCTGCGTTGCTCCGGACAAGGACTGTACTTTCAGCATTCCATCTTCAAAAGATGCTGTGGTATCCACTACGGATTTTCCAAAGGAAACCAACTTATCTACTGCAAAGTAGGTAGTGATCGCAGCACCAATCTTTTTAAAAGCACTGCTCATTCTGGATTCGGATTTCTCAGCTCTCCCGGTCGTATCATCAATCGCCTTATTTGCATCGCCGTTATTTATGGCAATCGTTCCAAAAAGTTTAAATAATTCCAACTATTTCTCACCTTCTTTCCATGTTCAGAATTATGGTTCCAATACAAATCCATCCAGAATACTGTTTGACTCCTCGATGATCTGCACAATGTCCCCCTTCTCCAATGTCGGTGTCTGCGCTGGCCTTGCTTCTCTGTCGCAGGCTGCAACATACTCTTCAAAGGACATATCCCATACCTTATGCAGATAATATTCCCACTGGATGTCCTGCACCTTTTCTTCTGCAATGCTCTGCATGATCGTTTCCAAAAACTCATGAAGCTGCTGCAATCGAATAAAATCATCTAAAATCAAATATGGATCTGCATATCTTTGAGACAGCAAATCCATATATTTAATGTATCCTATCGATTGAACAATTTCATGACACGTTTGAAAAAATCTTTGAAATCCTCGTTTGTGACCACATCCAGAATGATCTCGCCATAGTCTGCCAGTGGCAATGCCTTTACCTGCTGCACATTCAATCCGGTCAGAGAAGCGATAAATCTCTGAATGTCTGCTTCTGCTGCCGGAATATTGGAGATTACGATACCGGCAATGTCGAATACCACACTGAAACCAATGGATTCCAGTCTGGTATCCTTTGCTTCCTTGAAATCTTCCGTTTCTTCAGTTTTATCCGCATCTGCTTTCATGCTTTCTTTGATCTGGTCGACATTGAAACACTCTTTGAACTGTCTCACACCGATTTCAGAAATGATTTTGCACACCATTCCCAGATCAGAAGCTGCCAACGGTCTCAATTCATACTTCTTTTCAGTTTCATCAACTGTTTCACTCATTGTTCAACTACCTCCTACGCTTTTACCGCTTTCTGTGTTCCCTGTGTGGCCTGTGTTGCAGATGCATTCGGCACATAGATATGATACGGAAGCTTATTTGTGCTGCCGCCAGCTACCAGATCAGCCACACACTGGAAGGTTGCCGGGATCACAGACGCTTCCTTGTCTTTGTTGTCTGATTCCAGACCATCTGTACAGATTGCATAATCAAAGACGATAATGATCGGGCTGCCGTTTGTCTTAAATCCTACAAAGGCAAAGTTTTCGATATAATCAGAATCCTCAATCAGTGCCTTGGATTCAATCACATCAAATCTGGCGTCTTCCGATGTTCCAGTCTGTCCGATCACCGTGGACTGCAGGAACTCTTTCGTGATCTCCACCATATTTGTTTCAATCTGTGCTGTCTCACCGATCTTCTGAACCAGTCCTTTTGCTTTGACTGTAACACCATCAACAGGGATATCCGTTGTCTCCGGTTTGATTGTCAGCTTATTGCCGCCGGAAGTCGCACCAAGGATCGTTCCTTTCCATTTGTTCTGCGCTTTTTCATAGGTAAAATTCTTATACAAAGTACCTGCACCAAGCATGATGTTCTGCGGTGTGGTCTCTGATACACCTGATACTGCAAATTCTGTCCAATCTGCTGCCATATTTACTCTGTCCTCCATTCTTTAACTGTTAAATTAATCTGTATCCGTTTCAGGAATCCATCCACCGTTGCAATCGGGAATGCATTTCCATAAAAAACAGCAATCCCTGATCCATCCCCAAGAATTGCCCTTCTGCCCTGTATGCTAGGGAATAACTTTTTGATTTTGTTCTTTTGCGCTTCCAGTTCATCCCATTCTTTTCCCGTGCCGGTCAGAATAAACTGCGTTTCCTGCTGTCCGTCTTCGTTAAATGACTCAACCTCGTTATATTCACCTACCCAGTATGCAGAAATGGAATCAATGGATGATGTATATTCCATAAATTCATATGGAATCTGTGCTGATGCCATCGCATCATTTATAAATTTTAATCCTGCATTTGTCATTATCCCATTCCTTTCAGCATTGCTTCCAGCAGCTTCTTCAATTTCACTTTCGACGAATTGAAAGCCTTATTCAGTGCCCTGGTTGGCTTTTTACCGGTTGTGGTATGCCAATTTCCAGCATGGTCCTGATACTTCCATGCTGTCTTTCTGCCATCACCGTTCAATGCATACTGACCGGTTCCAAACTCTTCCCAGATCGCATTTTCCTGCGGACTGCCGACCATTGCCTCACCGTTTGCTTCATCCACCTTGTAAGTCCAGGATCCTTTTGTCTGTCCTGTATCAACTCTGGTATTTCGCTTTACCTGCGCTTCCAGTTCACCGGACGCTTCGTACAGCCACTGGATGGTGGCATGATTCAATGCAGCCTTTACTTTGATGGAATTATCTTCAAATTTCACTGACATTACTGACCACCTCTGTACTGCAGATAGATTTCAAGCTGCCGGTGCAATCCCATCGGATCATCGATCAGCATGACATCATATACACCACCATTTACCAGCAGCCGGCTGTTCTCCGCCTTGATCGACGCATCAACCGGCTTCCAGTCGCAGATAAAGATATGGGAAGATTCCTGCACCTTTGCATTGTATGTGGTGTATTTGCTATCACCAGAGGAAAGATCCAGAAATCCGGAAAGTTCCATAACTGTTGACCAGCGTTTCACTCCGGCACCAATTTCAGTTTTCTCAGATGTGCTGATCTGCAGCTGTGCGATTGTATTTCCACCTATCATCGTTCCACCGCCTTTCAGAATCGTGCTTTCCTGTATGGTTTTAAAAAGCCAATCAGGGACTTTGGATATCCGACGGTAGAATTGTCACCATCCATGTTGAAATACGTCACAGCGTGCCGTGAGATTGTTTCAGACTGTATTCCGACCTTATCACGGTTCTCAAGATCCCATTTCAACATATTCACAGCTCCCATTTTTACATCCATCGGGTACACTACTTTTGTCACCATGCAATGTTCTTCATCCATAAGCTCCATATTATTTGAAAAGAGATACAGCCCATTATTCAGTTTTGATTCTGAAATCTGAACTGTATCCCCTTTTTTGATATATGGATATGCTTTGGTGAATACTCCATCTGCTATCCCAGTATAAAAGCGCCTATTCCTATCCTGAAAATTATTATTCGTATATTTCCGGATCAGAAGCTCCACTGCCTGTAATTTTCCTTTCAGGACACCATCATCCATATTTTCTGCCGTTGGAACGTATATCCGGAATTCTTCCACTGACATAATCATCGGAGCTCACCTCTTTCTGATCAGGCTTTAACCTTTAAAATTACGACCTTCTCATCATTGGTTAATGCCGGCATTCCATAAGCGGTGCAGACAATATCGTCAGCAACACCCGGTTCGCGGTCATGCTCCACAAGGTTTCCACGCTTCAGGAAGTAAGTAATTGCCGGCATATCATCCTCTGTCTCGGCATCATTGTTCAGTTTGATGATCGGATTGAAAAATGCTTCTGTAGTCACCTTTGTTACTTTGTCACCAACTTTCGCAAACGGAAGGGATTTGATAACATCTGAGAGATTGAACTTGGTGCTTCCGTCTCCACCGCTTTCTACAACTTCTTTGCCGGCGCTGTCGATCTTATACCATTCTTTATGGCTTTCAACTTTGTTGGATACTACAACATCACAGCCTGCGATTCTGCCGATAGAACCGTTTACCATTACACCAGACTCGTATTTATCTGCGGAAATGAAATCCGGATCTTTTCGAAGCTGCGTCTTCTGTTTGGAATGAATCAGGATTACTTTTTTGCTGTCCTCTTCCTCGCCGAACTTATCCACACCATCAACGATTGCGGTATATTTGATCACTGCAGATGTATCATCTACGATATTCGGAGACTCATACATGACTTTTACACGATCATTATCCAGCTTTTCGCTGATGGACATTGCAATCTGGTTGACCGCTGTTCCCATCGGGTTGCCATAACCGGAAAGCTGCGCCTCGTCTGTCAGGCGGACACCTTTACCGATTTTCTTGATACCATAAGATGCAGTAGTAAATGCCATTTTGCTCTTGTCGATCGGCTCTCCCTCTGCATACTCCTCTGCTTCACCGATGTAACCCCATTTTGGAATTGTCACCGTGCTGCCCGGCTGTCCCTGCAATGTATTATCCACTGTGATATACCCGGTCATTACCGCTTTCTTTTCCACTTTCGCATTGATCATATCAGACACAACCTGTGGATCAAATACGTCACCATTTACAAGTGTTGTAGTTTTGCTTAAATCTGCCATTCTCATTCATCCTTTCTTTTACTTTGTCAGTTTTTCATATAAATCCGGATTGCTTTCTCTCAGCTCCACTCTGGATTTATAACCCATTTTTGCAAATTCCTCTTTTGTTACAGAATCTTTTGGATCATCGCCACCCGGAAGTTTTCCATCATCCATGCGTCTGTATCCGTCATCACCATCACCGGAAGCTGTCTCAAACTGGTTCGGGCACTGTGTTTTCAGTGACTCCATTTTGTCTTTGAAGCCTTTGATCTGACCGTCCTCGCCAAGTTCCGGCTTCCAGTCACTGTCATGATTCAGTTTGAAAATCAGATAATCGATGTCAGTTGCCTTTGCTCCTTCTGAAAGCAGTCCCACCTTTAATGCAGCTTCCGTTTTTGCCTGCTGTAGTTCTTCCTGCTGCCGTGTAATGGTTGCTTCATACTCTGTGATCTTTGCCTGAACAGCGTCCTGTCCTTTTGTCGCCTTCTGGAGTTCTTCAATCAATTTCTGGCTTTCTGCATCCTTTGCAACCAAAGCATCATGATCGGTCTTTAATTTTCCGTATCTGATGTCCAGATTTTCCTCTGAAGCTGTGAAGATTTTATTTTCTTTCATACCATCGATGATTGCGGTTACCTGTTTGCCTGTAAGATTCTGTGCTTTTAATAATTCCTCTAATGTCATCTCATCGTTCCTTTCATTCTACAATTTTTACGAGTTATGTCTCGATTACACTTGATATTTGCCGATGTTTTACGTCATCACTGACGAATATGACATGAATCGATTTATTGTCATGATTCAGGACATAAGAAAAACACCCTTGCGGGTGCCACGTGCTATTTTACCCATAGCTGGGAGATATTGGATCACCGCCTTTCTACCCTGCTCTTTTTCCCTGCTTCTTCATAGTCAACACCTTCTTTCTGAATTATAAAAGAGAGCCTGTTCCCAAGCTCTCTCCATCTCAATTATTTAATTTCCTGTACTGCCCCATAAACCTAACTGGCCATTTTGAAGCTGTACCTGTTCCACCAGTACATAAGGAAGCTGATATTCGGTAATTATTCCAACTGCCGTATCGCACTGGCTTCGTTTAATTGCTTTGTATGTACTTACTCCAAACTGACGTTTCAGTTCCCGGTAAATATCATTGTATACCTTTCCCCGGAGTGATTTATCCTGATAGGCATTACTGTTCTTTCCTCCAAGGCACTGTACACCTTTCTTTTTCACCGCTGTTGTGATTTTATCAATTTCAATGCCAAGGATCGGCAAATCGTATTCCAACTGCTCAATCTTTTTGTCGAGGTTGTCAACCTTCTGGTTAAGTTCCACATTTCCCATGGCAAGAAGCTGGATCTGCTCCGGAACTGTCATCGGAGCCCGACGGGTAGCCTCTTTTAATTTTTCTTCTACCTTAAGGAAATACTGACGAGCCTGTTCACCACGCTCGCTTTTTGACTGCATGGAAAGTTTCTTGGCAAATCCCGCTGTGAGTTTGTAATCCTCTCGCTTTACCACTCCACCTGTCGGCGTCTCCGCATCAATGCGGACTCGCCAATAATCCTCATTTTCTATAGCAAACTCATTTCCTGTGATGTTTGATTTGGCCCACCTTGCAAAATCTGCTTTCCTTAACTCCAAAAAATCATATAGTGCTCTTGCTGTTGTCATTCCGTCTTCATCAATTCCCAACGCGATTTCAATGGGTGTCTGTGTTGATGTACTTACTAATTCCATGTCACTACCTCCGCCTAAAGGCATTCCTTCCATAAACTTGTTGCCTGTTTGAAACCGCCTTTAAACGCTTCCAATCTCTCGCAAAGTATACAATCCATAATCAGGTCTTCAAACTTTGAATATTTTTCTTTACCAATCTGTTTTGTAAGTTCATCTTCTAATTTTACATACATTGTTCTTAACTCACAGCTATCAGTCTGATCATCTGTCCAGTCATAAAACATTTTTTCAATCTGTTCCATTTCAAAAAACTCCTTTCAATTTTTGGTTCTTGAAAGAAGTTTCGATCTGCATTATAATATTTACAGAAGGAAACTTCTAACCTAAACAGTCGTTTGTGCTTTGGTCGGTGCTACGACTGTTTTTACTTTTTCTGTAATACCAACTGAATTCCTTGTCGAATAGCTTCTGCTTTCGTTACTCCATGTTCTTCGCAATATTGCAATAATTTTTTGTGAGTAGAATCATCAATTCTTACTTTTACATCATGGTCTTTTCTACACTCTGTTGGTCTTCCAGTTCTCGGACTCATGTAATCACCTCACTTTTGAGTTCCATAAGTCTATTATAACTTATGAGTTCCAAAAGTTAACTACTTTTTTTGCGCCAGCGCAATTTCATTGTCTCATCGACAATTCATATATAACACCTTTTCTCACGTTGCGCAAATCACCTAGTTTTGCTCATCTTCTCACTTTTATTCACCCTGCACATATTCATACCACTGTTTTTATGCAAATACCACAATTTGTCATTTTTTTATCATTGTCATATATATGTCGTGTTTTGAAATTGACATTGTACATGCTGACATATTCAAAGCAGGCATGGCTATTTCATTTTTGTATAAATCATAGAAAATAATGTTTTTTCTAAAAATGCGTATAAAAATACCACTAACCATTTCTGATCAGTGGTATCAGTGTCTATTTTTCCAAACTGTATAAATGATGCATACCACATAAAATATCACCGATATGACAAAGCATCCGATTTTGATTTTCAAATATAAATCAATCATACTTATTTCTCCAACTGCTTCCGCAGATATGCTTTATAATCATCCAGCCCTTTAAACTGATCATAATTATATGGCGGAGCATTCTTATGATATTTTTCTTTGTACTCCCTTTTTAACGTTTTAATTTCTTCGTCTTTTTGTATGGCTTCAACTATTTTCATTTTACTTTATTGCTTTTTAGAATGCCGTTCATATTCTTTTGCCACACGCTGCAAATCGGATGATAGCTGATCTATGCTGGTACTTTCCTGTAACTCATGAAGAATCTCCCCCATCGACATATTTAAATCGATTTTATAATCTGTTTCTATAAACCTGCTAAGTCCTGCATCAATATAGCCAAGCAATCCAGAAGCAAATTTGCTCCATTCCACATCTTGTCTATTCATCCCATATCACTCCTTAACGATTACTTTACCACGATTTAATATTACCACATGCTGTTTATTCTGAAAACCATTTAAAAGAATTGCATCATAACCTTTGACTGCAGCATAAGCTCCAACATTTCCAAGAATGTCCTGATATGCCTCTGGTTTATTGCCAACAATTTTGGGAATTCCCGTTTTTTCGTATTCTGTAAATATTTCTACAAAATCAACTGTTTTTACATCATCTGTTAATAACATTTCAATAATTCGACCAGAATCATCTTTGCCAGCATAGAGTTCTGCTACTTTCCTATCTTTATCTGCATAGGTACCATATCCGTAAACTCCGCGGCCAGCATACATTTTTCCATATTTAAACGCTTCTACCATATCTTTTGCAGACATGTCAGAAGTGCTTGCAACTCCCCGGTACCAAACCTGTTTTTTTACTTTTTCATTTTCAAATTCTGCATCAGAAATCACCCTCGGCAAAGCATCATATTTTAACTTAAAATTCAAATAGTCTGTAATTGGATCACCATTATCATATTTTAATACCGAAACATCATCCAATAATTCTTGACCGTATTTCTTTGCCTTTTCAATTGTTTCTTCCTGTGTGAGAATATCTGCAGCATCTACATTATTTTTTATCGTTTTTTCTTTTCTGTCCTCATACTGCTCCGCTGCTTTAAAATATTTCTCCTTAAAATCTTCAAAATCCTTTGTCTTGTCAAGTCCAAAGAACTCTGCACGTTCTTTCAAGGTATTCAGCTCATCTTCATCCAGTTCCCATCTGGCTCGTTGGAGCAGTGCGCACCTGCAGTTACAATCCTGTGCAGCGATTCCAAACATTCCCGGCGCATCTGCCTGCATTCCACCAACCTCAAACGGCTCATCCAGTTCTCTGATCTGACCGTCCAGCATCCGGTGCGTTTCTCTGGTTCTGTCATCCAATGTTGCATCCCACTGTTTTACGATGTCTGCACCATGATCCTTTGCCAACTGCTGCGCATCCATAGCTGACTGAATCTGTATCCGATGCCCTTCTGTCCGGACAATCCGCATTGCATTATTGTAAGCTTTTGAAAATTCTGTAGTTTTAAATGATTTTGCCAACTTTTTAGCCACTTCATTCCAGGTAAAACCTGCAGCAATTCCCCGGGACACTTCCGCCCGAATAGATGTCTTTAATTTTCCAACATCCTCTCCCAGCCGGTTATACAGTCCTTTACTGATCTTGGAATCTGTCTGTATTGCCCGTACCACAGCTTTCTGGTCAATCGGCATGATAAGCGGAATATCCTGACCATGCAGATCATACATCACACCAATATAGCCATCCTGATAGCACCGGGACAGGTAATCAGACACTGTCGAATAGGAATCAGACTGCAATGCTGTCAAGATTCCCTCCAGCTGCTGCCGTATTGCTTCCTGATACCGCGTCTGGTAGATAATAGATTGCAGATTTTCCAGATCGGTTCTGGCAGACAGCTCCATGATTTTCTTTTCACAGTCCATCAATGCCTGCCGGTATACCTGTTTCAGTTCATTCAGCGTTCTCTTTTCTCTATTCAGTTGGCTCTGGAGTACCGCCTTCTGTTCCTTCGTCATCTGCCTTCACCCCATCCAAAATGTTCTGTGCCCTACTCAAATCATTGTCTGCTTCGTCTGGATCAGGAAGTTTATCTTTGATTTTCTCATAATCGATATCTAGGACATCACAGATATTTTTCATCAGTGTTTCATTGTCAAGCTGTGCTGCCAGTGACAGCAGTGTATTAATACGTGTTTGCTGCTCCTGTGCGTTATTCAAAGCAATCTGCGCATTTTCCTGTTCATTTGACATTACTTCATGGCTAAAATCGAAATGTACCTGGCTGGTCAGATACGCAGTTTTGTTTTTCTCATTAATCTCATCGATTACCAGCTTCACAAGTTTGCGTAGCATCTGTTTTAACTTAATTTCCAGTTTTGAACATTTTAGGTCCAGCAAAGAGTATGCAGCCTTAATTGCAATGTTGGTGGTTGCGTTGGTGTCCTTTAAACCGGCTGTATTCAGTCCCATTCCAAACCGGTAGATATTCTTCTCATCCAGATTCAGTTTGGCTTCCCTTGCCTGATACGGAACGTCTACGGTATGAACTTCTACACCACCATCCTCATCCACACCGATGATCTTCTTTGTTTTCAGATTCTGCTGCAATTCGCCCAGGTCATCTCCCTGGAACCCTTTGACTACATGAATCGGTGTGTCAAAATCAATCAGGTTGTTTGACAGACTGGATGCCATCAGATCATAGTCATCGATCAGATCCTTTACTGTCTTTAAACTGCTGAACTGCTTTTTATTGTTATCCAAACGAAAAAAAGGAATAATGCCAAAATCTTTGTAGTAAATGGCTTTATCCCCTTTTTTCTGATATGTAACATGTGGTTTGGGATTGATTTTTTCAGATTCATCCGGTTCAATCTCTCCCTCGTCACTCTGGACGTAATAGTATACTTTTTCAGAATCCCATACCTGAATACGTTTGATTGTCTTTTCACCTTTATCGATACGGTCAATGTACCAGTAAATCACATAAGCGCAACCATCGTCAGTATCTTTCTCTCTGACTTCCACCACACCAACAGAATCCGCACACATAAAAGACAGCATATCCTCTTTGTTCCGATAGGCAAACATATATTCAAAGCCTTTTGCCTGGCATCCGGTCAGTGCTTCAGATAACTCTGCAAGAAAATCTTCATTCTGGTTGAAATATTTATCCAGTTCATTCTGCAGTGCTGGATCATCCGTCCTTACAAAGCCATCATCACCAGAAAGAATATACTGTACTGCCTGGTCCACAAGTTCTGTAAAAAATGGATGTGCTATTTTCACATTGCTCCGTGTCTTATCTTCCACCAGTTCTCCATCATCGTTGTAATAGAACAGCCGGTAATCCTTTATGTCGTGATCACCATCATAGTATGCCTGCCCTTTTCTGGCGAACTGCTTCTTTCTGGAAGCATTATCTTCTTCCATGAATTGTCTTATTTCTTCTGTTGTCAGCATATTTCTTCCTTTCTGGCAATTCTCGTTATTAAATAAGCCAGCGTTTTGCCTTCCGCCAGCCTTCTACTCCATATCGCAGTGCTGCCATGGCATCATCCATCACAGACACCGGTTCATCCAGGTATTCGCCTGTCTTTTCATCCTTTTTCCATTTCCACTGCTGCAGTTCTTTTATTGTATTGGTGCAAGATGGATCCACAAATATTTTTCGAGCAATCACTTTGCTTTTGTCCTTCGGGTCCGGGCTTCCTTTCAGCCATTCAATCTGTGCTTTCACGGATCCGGCAGAGCCGCCTTTATCTACTCCCTTTGCCCGGAATCCTGCATCTTTCCACATTTTAATTCGATCCGGTTCCGCTGAGTCACACCACATCTGCCGCTTTTTGGGAATGCCCGCTGCATTTGCTTCTGCGATCCATTCAGCGGTATCTTTTTCAAATCCATACAGCTCACGCAGGATATAGATGTTTCCATCTTTCCAGCCGAGCGGCAAGATAGCATTGGCATGATTAAAACCAAAGTCCTGCCCAATTGCAAAATCATCATAATCTGCTATATTCTGGCTGCACTCCCGTACTTCCCAGTTGTGAAGAATCAGACCGCCGATCTCGCCCCATTCACCCAGTCCATAGATCTGATACCCTTCCGGATCAACAATCTTTCGTCTATCCATTCTGGCACGGTATGCCTCATCTATGAACCGGTTGTTCAGGTAGGTGCTGTGATGTGTCAGCACATTCGGATCCGGAATATCAAAAAAGACCTTTTTTATCCAGTGGTTTTTATTCACCGGATTAAAGGTCAGCCTGAT